GTACTATAGTGTGGGTTGTTACACTTTAATGAAACAACTATCCAGTAAGCTGCTGGCCAGAGTTCAACTGAGTATATAATGAACAGGGTTTGGTCTATTATCCTTAAAGACCATAATTAATGCACCACAACTCACTTCCCAAGGGTGAGCAGTTATTGAAATGTTGCCATATCAATAAGTCTAAAACAGTAACTGAGTGCAGAGGGGTTATATTACTTATAGAAACTTTATTTATTCACTTAAAATTAAACTTAAAATGAAAATTCATTTAAACTCAAGACCAGGTCTTTATGAAGTAGAGACCTATGGTAGAAACAGTATTACTTGTTCTACTAAACATAACATATTTCAAGTACCAACTAGTGACTTCAAGTCATTTGCCGGTGGTAATTGGAATGGTCATGTTACCAAAGATCAGATGGATGTATTTCTATCTGTTGTTCAACCTGATAAATATAAGATTCAGGTTCAACAAGAAAATGAAATACTTACTCTTGCTGCAAGAATAGATATGGTTGATAACGCTGTTAAAGCTTCATCTATACCAACTATTGTTGAAGAAGATGGACCTACCAAGGAGGACTATGAAAGATGGCATAGAGAGAAATCTGATGATCTTTATGAATTGAAAGATCGTATGAGAAGTATTGCACATCAAGTGTATTCTCAGAATCTTGATTTTACCAACTTTCAGATGACTAAAGGTATCAAGTTCATTATACAGCAACATATTTATGATGATTCATACAGATTCTGTTGGGATCCATATGCATTTGTATCTAATGGTCATAGTGATATTAGTAGCATCTTTAGACCTGATGATTATTGTACAGTCAATGGTGGTTGGATCAAGATCATTGGTAATGATGTGATTCTATACTTTAAGTCAGGTGACTATGGAGTATATGATGATGCTGTTGCAACAGAGTGTGCAAAGAAACTATTCCCTGGTAAGAATATCCATTCTTTTGCAGGAAGAGTATGGGATGAAGAACTTGATAAAATGTTCTACGAACTTCCATTCTAATACAATGTCCTGAGTATGACATTAAACTGCTCACTTAACTTATAGAAACTTAATTAATTATTTATTCATCTCTCAAAAACAAAACTTATGAGAAATTTAGCAAACAAAGGCTTGTCTATGTCACAAGCACAAAGTATTAGTAACCTATGCAATCAGAATGCACAGGAGATTCAACGTGAATTAGACTCTTACAATAACTGTAGTAAGTCCATTAACGTAAGTGGACAAGTATATGAACTACAGCAAGGTATTCCAGTACCAGGTGATATTCTTGATAAACTAAAGAATAAAGGTGATCTTCATGCTTGTCAAGCATTTCTTATGGAAGCTATTAAAGCTAAAGAAGATGTATTACAAGAAATTAGGAGACAACAGCCTGATTTTTCACATCTTGTAGAGCCAGAAAGACAGTATGCTCCTGACTTTGACATGATTAGTACTGTTGACGAAGCATGGGGTTGGAAGCAACTATCTGATGCTGAGTATTCTGAGTATCTTCAAGTTGAAGCAATGGCTTCTCATCTTGGTCAGTTTATCCATAAGAATGGTAAACTTACTCAGTTAAGAAAAGATCTACCTAATACTCCTAGTATTGAGTGGTTTGAAGTAGAACATGGTAAAAAGACTCCGGTTAAAGTTACCAAACACCATATTTCTGGTGTTTTACTAGCTGTTCATGAAGATATTGCTGCTCAACACCGTATGTATGAACAACGTGTAAATTACTTTAAAGCTAAGGTCAAAAACTTAGTAAGTGATGAGAATGCACGTATTCAAAAAGAAAATGCAGATAAGTCTGCAGAATTCTTAGCACTTGAAAAAACTCTTAATGAAGAGTATAAAACTGCTTTGGATGCATACAATGGTGAAAAGATTAGACTTACTCAAGAGTTTAATGCTGATCGTGAAATGGCCATTAAAGGTGCTGCTGCATTGAGAATCAATGTTGACCCTAGATTTCAGCATGTTGTAGACATGTTCTTAACTGCTGAATAAGATATTAGGTGAGTAAGAGGTAGGCATAAGCTGATCCTCTTACTCTTTATACCTAGTGACAGAAATTCTTAACTATAGCAAGTGGTTGATTACCACATTAAGAAAAAAATGTTTGTTATACATTTAAAACCGCTTCTCTTCGAACTTATAAAACTGAGATAGAACTCATTATCAGACAGGTTACTCCAAAGTGAGATAACTGGCTGATAACAATGAGACTTAGTATTTGTATTTGTCTTTGTATGAAGAGAAGGTCTTTGATTTTGTATTTGCATTTGATTTTAGCTATATATTTCTGTCACTTGGTGACTAAAAATATTTAATCTGATTAAAAAATCTAAAAGATGAAAAACTTAAAATTTGTAAAAGAAAACAATCAATGGTATATTGATTTACCTGAGTGGGAAGGTTCTAAAGCAGAACTAGAAATGGTAGCAGGAGCTGATGTTCTATTAGATCATATTGCTAATGAGAAAACAAATGTTAGTATACTTGTTTCTGAAGATGATCCAGATAATAATGCTATCATTTTATCAAAAACACAGGATTTAGAAAATGGTGCTAATTATAAAGTAGACAACTGTTCTGCTGTAGATAAGCTATGGTTATGCGATGTAACAAAGTATGTCTACGGCTATATGCCTAAAAATTTATTTGTATATTTCAATAATTAAATGCTATGAGAAAGCTAAAACAAAGAAAAGTTCAACTACAGGATGAGCTCTATGATCTACATTTTTGTGAACCAAGTCCTGAGATGTATAGACAAAGAAGATCTGAAATAGAATATGAAATTGCATGTATTGAAGAAGCTATAGAGCTTGAAGAGAAGTTTGAACCTATGAGAGTAGGTTTAATTATATTCGCTGCTATTGCAGCTATTACAGTATTGTACGCTATAATGCTTATGTAGAATACTTGGTCCCATAGCTTAATTGGATAAAGCAACTGCCTTCTAAGCAGTAGAGTACAGGTTCGACTCCTGTTGGGATCACCATTATTGTTAAACTTAAATTTTAAACTTATGAAATGGTCAGGAAAGCTATTTAAAAGAAAAAAGAAAACTTATGTTAAAGATCAAAAGTTTATGCCTCTTGTTATTAATGACAAATCAGAGCTAATACATGAGATCTTTGGTATAACAGATGAAAGATCAAAAGAACTTACTATGACTGTATTAGAGTCATATAAGGAGCATGATGAACTACATCTGGTTATGATTGATATAATCAGTCAGTGCAAACATGCTAATGAGATAGCATTAGTAGTATTATTATTTGAAAGAGTTATTAGTAACCAAAAACAAAAAAATACTGTTAATGAAGTTATGTCAAGATTATTTGGTGATGATGAATGATACTTATTTAATTACATCTGTCTTGGGATTTGATCTTAAGAGAGATATTACAACTCCAGAAGGAGAAGTAATTAAAACAGGAGTTAGATCTACCTGTTATAGTTGTGAAGAACCTAGTATTAAGCACAAGATGATTGACAAGAAGTTTTTTACAAACTTCAATGAGAAATTGTTAGCTAAGATACTAGATTACAGAAAATTAAATGATTAGTTTATGCAAATATCAGTAACATATGAAGATACAGATGTAGCTAAAGCTTTAATGTCTATTATTAAGCATGAGAATAAAGAAGAATTTGTAAAGCTGTTAACACCTATGGTATGCAGTAGCTCTATAGGATGCGAATTGTTCTTTAAACTTATGCTTGGTAATAAAGTACCTTTAGTTATTCCTGAAGGAACTATATGTAAAGCACCGGTAGCAGATCTTGGCTATGGTAGTAATAAGGATGAGATACTGAAAATGTTTCCAGATCCTGAAGATAAAGCAATGGTAAAAGTAAAACAGTTTAGAGGTTATCATGAATGGGCACCATATCTTATTGAATATACAAATGTATATCAAGATGGTACTATGAGAAAAGATAGCACTTTTATAAGACCAGATATACTGGAGATAGTAGAGGATCTTTAAGAAGTGTATTCTGTGAATATGCTTTTCCTGATCATAATAATAGGGGAGGATCTATATCTTCCCCTTATTATTAGCTATATATTGGCAAAATATAAACTACAGAGCTTAATTGGTTAAACTTAATATCATACATTTACTAAACGCTATTTGTTTAGAATGTTATATCAGTTACCAAATGGTAAAGTAATTCATATTACACTTGAACAATATCTTGATCTTACAGATGAAGACATTCAGTATCTGATGTCTATAGATTACGGAGAACATGTAATCAATCCTTTTTCTGAATCTGCGGTAGTAGAAAACACCAAAGAAAAATATTATGACTTTGATTATCTGGCAACAGATGATGAAGCAGTCAACAACATTATGTCAGATGATGAACCATTTGATGACATAATAGACCTTACTGGGCCCTTGGACATGTAATTCTGATTTGCAATAAAGAATTACCAACTTATCATTTAGCGTGAGTGACTAAAGATATAGTAAAACATCTACTCAAAATTTCTATTTATTTATTTATTAACTTTTAAAAACTGAGATTATGAACTCAAAAGTAACTGTATTGGCTGATGACACAACTGGATCTGTTATCACTGTATCTGAAAATAATTCAGACTATGGATTTGTAAGAGTACAACAAATTAAAACTTTCATTGATGATAATGGATTCTTACGCAGAAAGCCAATTTCAGCTTTAATTCCTGGTACTGTATCAGAATTACAAGAAGCTGGATTTTTTGCCGGTCAACAACTTGATGGTAAAATTTTAATTGAAGAATCACTTGAACCATTTAATTCTAAGGCTCCACAAAGAGATCTTAAAATTGCTGGTGATACAGGTGTAGTTTGTACACTTGGTGGTTTACCAATCTATCGTAGAACTAAATTCAGCTTTGCTAACAATGCTGAAGATATGCTAATTAAGCATGATAATGTAGAAGAATTACGTGCTGCTTATTCAGCTCAAAATTCTAAGTCTAATGCTATTCAGCCTAATGCTGATTTCTCTATTGGAGGATAGTATTTTAGTAGTTAACAGAGAGGAGGAGAAATCCTCCTCTTTTTTTCTTAATGATTAAATGTATATGAAAAATGGAAAAGCTTAAACAGAACGTAAAAGATTATCAGCTAAATGCTGGTAAAACATACATGCAGTATGAAACTGATAAATATAGTCAGTATCAAAACTATCTTTATAAAAGAGCACTGTATGGATTAGATGCATTGAGCCAAGAAGAATTGGCAACAATGTGTAGCAAAAAGAGACAAAGAATAATTAATGTTTATAGAAGATCTCAAGTTGTACTTAATAAGTTTAAACAACAAGTGACTATACAATATAGTAACTTTATCTTCAAGACTTTGTTTCCAAATGCACCTATTACTGATTTCTTACTGTCTGATACTCAGACAGATGATAAGGTAAAAAATACTCTAACTTTTAAAGATTTAAATATATCTAAAGACCAGATTATCAGTATATTTATAGCTGAAGGTGTGTTACCTAAAAACTTCTTAAGTTTAACACATGATCCTAACCAGTTGCCAAGACTGAAAGGAAAATAAGATTATAATAGTCAGGATAGAGTAACATCTGTCCTGACTTTTTTAACTAAAAAGATTTGATATGGAAAAAGAAACACTTGAAGAAGCTGCCAGAAATTGGTATAGTAATACAAAACTTTTTGATAAAGGTGAATTAAATGCTTTCATAGCAGGTGTTAAATGGATGCAGGAACAAATGGAAAAACTAAAAGACTTTGACACATGGAAAGAATGGAAAAACAAAACCTTTAAATCAGAATAGAATGGGAAAATATTATATACCTATAGTATGGCAATCATACAAAAGAATAGAAGTAGAAGCAGAAGATTTACATAGTGCTATTTATCAAGCATTAAAACAATTTTTGTCTGAACCTGATGATAATTACATCTGCGACAGTTTTGAAATTGATTCTATAATAGAAGAAGAAACTGGAGAGGAATATAATCTTGATGATATATTAAATAACCTTTAAATCAGAATAGAATGGAATGTATTAAATGTGGTTCTAAAGCTACCAAAAGATATAGTCCAGATCTGGACATTCATGGTATAGCAATGTGTGAAGAGCATGAAGATGAAGTAATGCTTGATTTGCTTGTTACACAGTTTGATCCTAAAGGTTGGGAAAAGTTTGAAAAAAAATATTCTAGAGATGAGAAAAATTAAGAGTTTATTACTTCTTTGTTTATTTCTAATAGTAAGCACTATTTCATATGCACAAGTGTATATGGAAACATTTGCTGTATCTATTGGAGATTGGAGTGAAGTAAAAGATGACTGGATCTGGGAACCAATGATGTACCAAGAAATAACATTTGTTTTAGATGGTAACACTATTAATGTGAATGACCAAGCTGAATCATCTTATTATACTTATGAACAGTTATCTAATGAATTAGAGTTAACTGTTTGGAGAGCATATGATGAGCAAAGTAGATCATGCATAATTGGTATGGGTAAATCTAAAAGTGAGCCTATGACTATTTATATCATGTATGATAATACTATCTACAAATACTATTTTAAAGAATGAAGTTAAAGACTTGTGACATATGTGGTGAAGAAAAACCAATATGGAAGAGTAGTGGAACCGGGGGATTAATGTATTGTAAATACTGCTGGAGTTGCCACAAAAGCAAAGATAATGATACACAGAAACCAACACAGTCTGTTATCCCCCGTGTTTCTGCTAAAAGAGCAAAGAAAGATGCTGAGTATAGCAAGTTAAGACAAAGATATCTTACAGAAAATCCATTATGTATGATAAAAGTAGCAGGATGTGCTCATGGTGCTACTGATGTGCATCATACATATAATGGTGCTAACAGAGATACATTCTATTTAGTACAAAGCACTTGGCTTGCTGCATGTAGAAACTGCCATGATTGGGTTCATATGAATAGCAAAGATGCTAGAGAATTAGGTTATTTAAAATGATTGTTTATGACTAAAGATGAAGTTCAGTTAGAAGCATTAGCTATAACTGACGGTAAACAAAGATGTAGTGTAGTATTAGGTACCGGAGTTGGTAAGACTCTTGTAGGTCTGAATCATATAGACAGGAATACTACACCTCTTATGAGAGTACTAATTGTGGCTCCAAAGAAAGCAATCTTCCAGTCTTGGATAGATGATGCTAAAAAGTTTGAGAAAAACTATTTATTAGATAGAATGGTATTTACTACTTATCTGAGTCTGAATAAACATAATCCTAATGACTATAACGCAGTTTATTTGGATGAAGCACATAGTTTATTAGACAGTCACCGGGGGTTTTTGCAGTTATACAAAGGTAAAATACTTGGTTTAACGGGTACTCCTCCAAAGAGAAATGACTCAGAAAAAGGTAAATTAGTGAATGAATTCTGTCCTGTAGTATATACTTTCAAAGCTGATGATGCTATAGAAAGTAAAATACTGAATGATTACCAGATTGTAGTTCATGAACTGAACTTATCTACAGAAAAAGATTATCTAGTAGATATGAGAGGTAAGAAGTTTATGACTAGTGAAGAACAGAATTATATTTATTGGTCAAAAAGGCTGGATGTTGGCTCTGGAAATGTGCATATGTTGAGAATCATGAGAATGAAAGCTTTAATGGAGTATCCTAGTAAGGAAAAATATGCTAAGCTTTTGTTTGATGATATAGATACTAAGTGTATTCTATTTGCTAATACTCAAGCTCAGGCAGATAAGTTATGTGACTATAGTTATCATAGTAATAATCCTGATTCAGAAGAAAACCTGCAAATGTTTAAAAATGGTGAGATTACTAAACTTTCTACTGTGCTCCAGTTAAATGAAGGTGTTAACATACCTAATCTTAGACAAGGTATTATCATGCATGCATATGGTAATGAAAGAAAGTCAAGTCAAAGAATTGGTAGATTGCTCCGGTTAAATCCAGATGAGAAAGCTATTGTACATATCTTATGCTATATAGGTACTGTAGATGAAAAATGGGTAAAAGATTCTTTGGAAGACTTTGATCAGACAAAGATAATTTGGAGAAATTTTAATATCTCTGTGTAATTAACTATATTGTATATATGGAAGATAACAAAACACATAGCTTAGTTTTGTACAATGATGATGTACATGACTTCCAATATATTATGGCTTGTTTAGTTAGATTTTGTAGTCATACACCGCATCAAGCAGAACAGTGTGCAATTATAGCTCATAATAAAGGGAAATGTGCAGTAAAGTCTGGCACCTTTAATACTATTTTTGAATTACAACAGGATTTTTCTGAATTAGAAGTAAAAACAGAAATAGAAATATATGAAAGTAGTATGCATTAATGACTCAAATAGACCAGTTAAGATATCAGAGTTTGAATGGATTAAAAAGGGTGAGCAATATACTGTAGTAGAAGTTGCTCAAATGGGTTTACAAGCTGGTAAACTTGGTTACAAATTAAAAGAGGTAAGTCTTTCTAAAAAATCATTTCCATATGAGTATTATGATGCTCATAGATTTGCAATTTTTACTAACGCTCCTGCTATGGCAGAGAAAGTTGAAGAAGCAGATCTAATGGAAGTTTAAACTAAAATAATTTATTATGAAATCAATAAGAGAATGGATGCCTTTTGCCATCTGGCTGTTAATTATTGTAGGTTGGTTTATGAATATTTATAAACTGACCAGATATGATTTTGATACACCTTTAAAAGCTGAGGCAACAAGAATTGTAGGTGCGGTAGTGTTTCCTTTAGGAGCAGTGATGGGTTACTTAGACATAGAAGATGACAATGTACACACAGAAAACATTAGATAACATCTATAGTAAATTATCTGTTGCTAAAATTTATAAGATAAGAGCCTGTATAAAAGCTGGACATACAATTGCAGATATTGTTAATACATTTAAAATATCCCAACAATATGCTTCAGTATTGTTTTTAGAATTTACTGTAACTGAGAAAAGGCACATATCTGCACTTGGACACAAGGATGAATCTTATTATGAAGGTGATCCTCTAACAGAATTACCTACTTATAGTACAAAAGATTTAGAAGGACAAGAGTTACTAATTTTAAAATGGTTTGAAGATGGGACATATGAAGGCCCTTTACATGGAGATAATGGAGAAGTACAACCATGAGGTTCCAGAAGATTTTAAATTATCAGAGTATTTAATTAAAAAAGAAATGGAAAATGCAGAATGGAAAGAGTATGAGGAAAAGTTTAAAAAATTACAGGATGATAAAAAGACTAAAACTTCTGAGTAAAAGATTAATTTTAGATATTAATCTAAAGAGATCTTATACAAGATTTAAGGGTTATAAAAAATCTAATACTGTAAACAATGAAGAAGGAGATTAAAAATGGTTTATGGAACTTCTATTGGTTCATTATTAATTCCTTAGCTATAATTGGACTTTTAGGTTTGCTAAGGTATTTGATTTATGGTACATTTTTTTAAATATCTGATTGTTTGGATAAGTCAAAACTTGGCTATACCATTCTGGATGGTAGGTCATGTGCATCTATCTGTAAATGTGTATGAGGATATACACGAGATAATTGCATCTTTTGGGATGAACATTATTGTAGCTATAGGATTTTGGATTAGTTACAAAGAAGACAAACAAAGAGATAAATAATAAGATTATGATTGTAGTAAAAGATAAAAAGCTAAAGAATCTGGTTGAAGAAATTTGTAATGAACATCACAACTCTTCTGTACAGCAAGATAGTAACATAGGGTACTTGTGGTACATGTATGTAAATGGATCTAAGCAAGGTGCATTTAAGCCATTTATGTTTTTAGCAGAGCTTAATCTTCTTGTAGCTACAGGTTATGTAACTGAAGATGAAAAGCAAAACATGCTTGGTATGATGCTTAGTCAAGATGAAGATAACTTTAATCTTATGGCATATAGTATCTTACATTTTAGAAATCAAAGAATAAAGGATAAAGGTTTGTATAAATCAGATAATGAAAAATATAGTAATATAGATTATTTGACTCATATATTTAATCCTGAACTGTTCTTAAAATAAACACTTATATGACAGAAGAAGATTTAATTAATCTTGGTTTTCAAAAGGTAGATGTACCGGATTCTGAAAGTCAGAATGGTTATGACTATTACTATTATAAGTTGCAACTAATGGATGATTTGGTATTAGTGTCTAGTGACAGTGATACTGTAAGAAAGAATACTTGGGAAGTCAAAAACTTTGACTGGCTTGGTGCTAGAATAAGAGACCGGCAAAGTGTTGAAATGTTAAAACAATTAACAGGAAAATGGTTACGGTAAAGTTAGTTAAGAAAAATGGTAAGCTGGGTTATATAGATAACAAAGCTAAACTTAAGTATGAGATCTTTATTGATAAGATTAAAGATGGTCAGATCATAGATATGTACTTAGATATTGCTGACGCTGATCATAGTCTTGCACAACTTGCAAAAGTACATGCTTGTATTAGAGCATTGGCTAAAGAATCTGGATACACATTTGAGGAGATGAAAACTCTTGTAAAGAAACATTCCGGACTATGTTATATAGTAGATGGTATGGAAGAATGCAAGTCTTTTAAAGACTGTAGCAAAGATGAATTAGTATTAGCTATTGAAGCTTGTATAGAAATTGGTAGAGAGTTAAATGTTAACCTTGAGTAGGTTCTACATAACCTTCATCTCCAGGTTCTAGTACTTCTTTTTCATCAAATTTATTTTCAGTAGTAGTTTGTTGTTCTACTTGAGCTAGAAATAATGCTACTGTAAAGAAAGCTCTTTGAAGCTCATCTAAATCTTTATACTCTTTAGATAAAGTTTCTTTTAGATAAGCATCAGGATCTGAGTTTTTACCCATATGAGTAAATAAATAGAAAGAAGTAGCTTTCATCATCAGATAATAACTCTTATTAACTGGTACATTGATGATTGCATCATCTTTCATTTCTTTTACTTTGACTGCCATAACAACTTATTTAAAAACAAATATATGAAACAAAATTTTGACGTTGAGGAAATTAAACAAAAAATGTTTGAAAAACTAAAACCAAGTGGTTGGGATAGAATTTTTAAATCTTTTATATTTAGTTCTGATTTTGAAAGCATACTTAATAGTTTATGGAACCTTAGTAGTTCAGGTAAAAGATTTACACCACCACTTAAAGATATATTTAGAGCATTTGAAGAATGTCCGTTAGATTCACTTAAAGTAGTTGTTGTAGGTCAAGATCCTTACCCACAGTTTGGAGTTGCTGATGGTATTGCATTTAGTTGTAGTAAAACAAATCAATTACAACCAAGTCTTAGATTTATTTTAAAAGAAGTAGATAAAACAGTATATACTAACAGTAAAGTCAGTGAAAATCTTGATCTTGCTAGATGGTCAAATCAAGGTATACTGATGTTAAACACTGCTTTAACTACTGAAGTAAATAAAATTGGTCAACACTATTCTATTTGGAAAACATTTTTAGCATATTTGTTTGATTATTTATCCAATCATGTCAACGGACTAGTTTATGTTTACATGGGTAAACAAGCTAAAGAGTGGTCGGACTTGATAAATGATAATAACTACAAGTTTTTTGTTTCTCATCCTGCAAGTGCAGCTTATAACGGATCAGTCTGGGATAGTAAAAATGTATTTGTAGAGGTAAATGAGTTACTTAAAAAGAATTATAATCAAGAAATTATTTGGTAATGACAGAAATATTCAAAAGGTTCTCAGATGAGAACATAACTCCGAATGCTTATTATGTTTTAAACTGTATAAGAGAGAAAATTGTACCTAATAATTTTATAAATTCTAGTCTAGAATGCAAGAAATTGCAAGTAGATAATTGGTTAACTGAAGATTTGCGTTTAACAAGCAAAAGTCTTATATTTATTGAAGAAATCAACGGTTACTTTAAGAAAAGTAAGAAAAAATCTTCTAAAGTTTTAATGGGTGATGACTTTCTAAGAAAGATAGAAGAATATGTCAATGTTTTTCCAAACAAAAGACTACCTTCTGGTAAATATGCAAAGACAACACCAAAGAATTTAGAAGCTGCTTTTAGATGGTTTTTTGAAAGTTATGATTATGAATGGGATACAATATTAAAAGCTACTGAAAAATATGTTGAAGAATATGAAGTTAGAAATTTTGAATATATGAGAACAGCACAATATTTTCTGAGAAAGCAAAACAATGATAAAAGCTTTGAGTCTGATTTAGCAAATTACTGTGAGATTATCACATCAAGTCCTGAAGATCATCAGGTACATTTTAAGGAAAGAATTGTATGATAAGAGTAAAATTACTCTTTCTTGCTATAATTGGCAGTCTCCTTGGATATTACATAATTAATTCATTTATCATAAGCATGTCTATATGGCAATTCTTATTGATTGAAATAATTATTTCAATATTTCATGAACTGTACAATATTGGTAAAGAAAGTTTTAATCACATAAACCCAGAATAAAATGGCAGAATTATTTAATGGAGCAAGACCTTTACTACCGGTAAGTGAAAGAGATGCTTTAAAGAAAGGTCTCTTAAAGATGAAAGCAAAAAGAAGCGGTGAGCTAAAAGTGCTCAGAAGTGCTTGGCCAAAATTTAATGATGCCTTTTGTGATGGATTAGAATGGAGAACTATCACTGTAGTAGGTGCTAGACCAGGAACTGGTAAAACTTTATTCATGGAACAGTTAATAAGTGATGTTATTGCACTTAACACTGATCAAGAATATAGAATACTTAAGTTTCAAATGGAAATGGTTGATGAAACCAGTGGAATTAGAAAATTTAGTCTGATTACAGGAGCTGATTACAACACATTAATGAGTAAGAACCAATTGGTGGACAAAAAGTTGTTTCAAAAATGTGTAGAGTACTATGATAAAACACAAAATACCGATTTTGTGGATGTAATTTATGATGCATGTACAATAGATGAGATGTGTGCTACAATCCATTATCATATGGAGAAACACAAAAAAAATGGTAAGTATACAAACATGCTAATTACAATAGATCACTCTGCATTATTTAGAATTGGTAAAGGACAGAAAGATAAGTTTGATATGTTAGGTCAATTAGGTGAAGCACTCACTTATATGAAGAAACATTATCCAGTTGCTTTTCTTGTGCTAAGTCAATTGAATAGAAACATAGATGCTCCAGATAGATCTAGAGATGGTGAGTACGGTAATTATGTGTTAGATTCTGATATATATGGTTCTGATGCTTTATTACAGCATGCTGATGTTGTTATGGGTATAAACAAACCTTCTATAAGAAAGATTAGACATTACGGTCCTGAGAAATTTATTATTCATGATGAAGACATTTTAGTATTTCACTTTTTGAAATCTAGAAATGGAACAACAAGAATAAGTTTTTTTAAACTAGATCGTGACACTATGAGAATTATAGAAATTGATCCACCAGCACAAGCAGGCGCAAAAATTAAAATTTAACATATGAGTAGAAAAGAAAAAGAAAAAGATTTCTTTGTGCAGCACATAGAAACCTTTAAAAAACTAGGAATTGCTGATCCAACATTTATGATTAAAACTGCATTTTTTCAAAAGGGTAAGTTTGGTAGACAAACATTATTCTTTGAGAGAGAACTTGCTAAAGGTGAAGACCTTTATATAGAGTTCTATGATAATGTAGATGTTAATGGTAGAAAGGATATAGTTCCTATGAATGAAGAGAGACAGTTATTTAAGTACAAGTACAATCCTTATTTTAAAGAGGAGTATGAAACTAAAGAAAGCTTTACAGCTACAGGTGAACCGTATTTATCTTATACAGTTCCTGTAAGTGAACTAACAGCTGTAATGTCTGATGGTAGTGAGATTACTTATAATTTGTATGAAAAAAGAAAGACTGAAGCTCCAAAAGTTCAAAATAAGTTATCTGTATTTCCAGATTTTGAAGAAGAGTTTGCTCCTAAGAAAGAAGAGCCATCTTTAGAAAGTTATCCAGAGTCAACTGCTGAGATTCTTAGAAGAATTGCAGCAGATTTTGAAAAACTAGCACAAAAATTATGAGTATAGTACTTCCAACTAAGAAAGTCAAAGCTGAGAGACAGAATCCTAAGAGAATTGTAATTTATTCTAAGCCAAAGACCGGTAAAACAACTGCGTATGCTGGTTTAGATAGTAATTTAATTCTTGATCTTGAAAATGGTAGTGACTATGTAGATGCATTAAAAGTTAAAATTAGCAATCTACAAGAGTTACTAGACACTGGTAAAGCTATCAAAGAAGCTGGTAAACCTTATAAGTTTATTACTGTAGATACTGTAACTGTATTAGAGGAAATGATACAACCTCTTGCAATTAAATTGTACAGACAGACTCCAATGGGTAAGAACTATGATGGAGATAATGTAACTACATTACCTAATGGTGCTGGATATTTATATATTAGGCAAGCATTTTTTCAAGTTTTAGATTTTATTGATACATTAGCGCCCACTATTATTTTATCTGGTCATATTAAAGACAAACAGGTAGATGATAAAGGAGAGCTTGTAATGTCTGCAAACATTGATTTGACAGGTAAAATTAAATCTCTAATCTGTGCAAATGCTGATGCTATTGGTTATATGTACCGGAAAGGTAACAAGACCATTTTGTCTTTTAAGACTAATGAAGAAGTTACTTGTGGCGCAAGACCTGAGCACTTACGTAATGAAGAAATAGTAGTTACAGAAATGAATGAAAAAGGTGAATTAGATTTTCACTGGGATAAAGTTTTTATATAACAATTAAATAAAAAGTAAAATGGGTTTAAGTACAACAGATTTGGGCACAGGTGGCTCAGGATTAGCAAAAACAATTGCACCAGGTAATCATTTATTGAAACTGAATGGTATTCAGCTTGAAGAGTATCAGTTTATACCAGGTGCTGTACATTTAATAATGAATGTAGAAACAGAGCCAATAGAAGGTTTTGAAGGTTTCCTGATTGATAAAGACAATCCTGAAGCTGGACATTATGCTGGTCAAATTGGTAGAGTAAAAGCATCTCAATATGCATTTGCAGATGGTGAAACCAAATCTGGAATTAAAATTCAAAGAGATAGATCTATTATGATTTTCTTACAAAATCTTTGTAAGTCTCTTGGTATTAATAGTTGGTTTCTTGAGCAAGATAATGTTCATGATACAGTAGAAGAGCTAGTAGCAGCATTTAATAAAACAGCACCGTTTAAAGATAAGTATATTAACTTTTGTGTTGCTGGTAAAGAATATGTAGGTAAAACAGGCTATACTAACTATGACATGTATTTACCTAAAGCTGATAAAGGTAGATATGCATATGGAGAAGATGAAGATAAAGTAGTTGTTTATGTAGAAGCTACACATCTTAAAAAAGCTGAAGTCAAAGAAGTTAAGAACTTTGGAGATGAGGATGATTTTTCAGGATCTTCTAAAGCAAGCTCTGATTTCTCACTAGACTAATTTAGTTAAGGGGGAGTCAGAAGTTCCCCCTTAATTTTTTAATTTAGTCAATATGATTTCTACTAAAATATTTGTAGGAGATGTTTTTGATGTTCCTACAAGCTGGATTTTTGAATACTATCTAAATCTAAATGAAAAACTTACAGGTCAGAATGTAAAAATTTTATCTGTCTTTAATAGGAAAGATAAAGTTCCTTCAATGATAGTTTACTGTGAGTCTGCTAATAGATATAAGTTTAAAGATTTTTCTTCTGGTATCCAAGGAGATGGTATTGAATTGGTTAAGAACTTGTTTAATCTTACAAGCAGAAACGATGCTGCAACAAGAATAATTTATGATTATGAGGAATATTTAGCTAATAATACAAGCTTTAAGTCTCCTGAAATAGTACAGCATGATAAGTTTAAAGTTGTAGATTATGAAATAAGACACTGGAACAACTTAGATCAAAGATATTGGATGCGATATGCTATCGGATCTAAAACACTTGAAGATTATAATGTTGCTCCTCTTAGCCATTTTACTATGGAAAAGAAAGAAGTAAATGATAAACTTATTTCATTTAAATTTCAAAAGCCATATGTTTATGGTTATTTTAGAGAAGATGGTTCTTTGTATAAGATCTATATGCCTATGGTGTCTGATAAGAAGTTTATCAAAATCCAAAACTATACACAAGGTTTAGATCAATTAAGTTATGATAAGAAGTATTTATTGATTGTATCTTCATTAAAAGATCTGATGGCTTTTATTAAACTTGGTATTTCTAATATAGAATGTATTGCTCCTGACAGTGAGAATACTATGTTGGGTGAATCTATAATGAGTAAACTTAAAAGTAAATATTCTAAGATTATTGTTTTATTTGACAATGATGAGCCAGGAATAAAAGCAGCAGAAAGATATAAGACAAAGTATGGAATAAATAATATTATTCTTGATATGTCTAAAGATCTTTCAGATTCTGTAAAAGATCACGGTGTTGAAACTGTAAGAGATAAGTTATTTCCATTACTAAAACAAGTATTATGAGTTGGGTATATCAAGGAAAGGTGTTCAATGAACTAGACATTCCAGAAGGAGCCGTAGGTTTTATTTATATAATGAGTGCTATCATAGATGGTAAGTCTGTAATGTATGTTGGCAAGAAGAATTTCTTTGCCAATGTAAAAAAGCCTCTAGGTAAAAAAGCTTTGGCTATGACTACTGATAAAAGACTTAAGAAGTATAGGAGAGAACTAAAACCTGACTTTATGAAATACTATAGTAGTAACAAAAGTCTTAAAGATGCTCACAAAGCAGGAACTCCTATTAAGAGGGAGATACTCCGCATATGTTACTCTGCTATGGAGTTAACATATCAGGAAACAAAGTACCAATTTGTATATGAGGTGCTTGAGAAACAAGAATTCCTAAATGGAAATATTTTAGGTAGGTTTTACAAATTCAAATAGTTATGACAGAAATAGAAATGACAGGCCTCTTATTTAAGTTGGCTGATATGGGTATTACAGGTATTAAAGTACATTATGAAGGTTCAGGAGATAGTGGTTGTATAGACGATATAGGTTATACAACTGAACCATGTGAAACTCCAGATGATGTAGATGAAAAAGTAGAAACTGGTTGGGGTTCAGAGTATAATCTTGCAGATCTTGATAATGAAGCTTATAAAGCAATTGAATCATTTGCAGAAGACAAACTTCTACAAGATATAGAAGATTGGTATAACAATGAAGGTGGATTTGGAGATATCTGTATATGCGTACCATCTGGTAAATACACAATTGATAACCATGTTAGATATTATCAAACAGAAGATTATCAGCATGAAGGAAGTTTAATAGAAAAATCTGCAGATTAATGGCACATCCTTATGATCATGCTAGATCATCAGTTAAAAAATTTGGTGGTATACCAACTGATTATATAGAAATCCATGAGTGGTTTGATGCTACAAAAGCTTGGATTGGTCATAGTAAGCATAGAATGTTCCGGCACCATAGTGAAGGAATATTTGAATGTGAAAAACTGTTTGGTGTAAGCTTTACAAATTCTGATGGTAAAAAAGTATATACAAGATATGTTGGTGAACAGCATGTTAAGGAAGATTGCTTTGGATATATTCCTAGTGCAAAAGAATGGGTTGAGGCTATTGAATCTGGCAAACCTAAAGAATGGATGATTAAAACTTTAAAAATTGAAGACTGATGATTTTTAATAAAGAAGAGAC